TTTGAATAGATGAGCCTCATCACCTATCACACAACCAAAGTCATCAAAATATTTTTTAGGAAGTTTGTATAATGATTGCCATGTTGAGATAATAACATCTTTGTTTACATCTTTATCATGTCCTTGATACACTCTTTGTATAAACTTATCTTTCCAACCATAATCTAAAAAATCAGAATACATTTGTTCAACCAAAGAAGTAGTTGGAACAAGGATTAATGTTTTTAATCCCATCATTTGATAATATCTAACAAGAGAATAAATGATAAGAGATTTACCCGAAGCGGTTGGACTTAGTAGTAACGCCCTGTTGTTTGATATCGCATTATGAACTGCGTCTATCTGATAATCTCTAACTTCTAATAGTTTACCTTTTGATTTTGGTTTTAAAGACTTAATAAATTTTTCTACAATTTTATCATCAAGTTCTTTTTCGTTTTCAATACCTTTCTCAATAACGATTTCTAAATCATTTCTTTTACAAAACTCTTTGAGATAAGGTAGAAGTCCAGTATATATCTGACCATTCGCAGGGGAGAAAAGTCTTATCTTTCCATCCCAATAACGATTTCGTACCGATGGCATAAACTTTGCGCCAGGCACTTCAAATGTAAAAAAATCAGATAACTCTTTTTGTATATAAGGTTCTACATCAACTTTGATATAGACTTCATTAACTTTAGATACGAGCATACTGGTAATCTTTTTCTGCACCATATTCTCCACGAAGAACTATATTCCATGCGATTGAAATTCTTAATTCATCATCTTGTTGAACAGGCACCCAGTGTACTAACCAACTTGGAAAAACATAACCATGTCCTGCAGCACTTGGAAAGGAAACTAGATTACCATTGTCTATATTATCCTCTTTCTTTTGTGGTAGTAATACTTGACTTTGAGGTCTTGGGTCAAAAAACTGTATACCAGATTGTTTCTGACTTCCAGTGATATAATAAACACCAGACCAAAAATTATTACTATGTGTATGTGGTGGATGGGCTTGTCCTTTTCTTAGAATATTTCCCCACATATTTGTAATTTCATATCCATATGATTTACCATTATTATCATACTTTAATCCTTCAGTCGCGGCCTTAGTCGCTTTAATAATATTATCAACTAAAGGAAAAAACATTTCATCTTTATGTAAGTCTGCGCGACCTTGCCAGTTACCCTCATTAGATGATGTACTACTTTCTTTTATAAAGTATTCTTTTAAATCCCAATCCTTAACACCTGTTCCTTTAAATGAAAATACAGATGTTGGAAATAATTTGTATTGTTGAAAATCTTCCATAATTACATTAACCATACCATTACAGTATATCTATCTCCTTCTGTTACTGGTTTAACTTCATGTGGATACATAAAGTTAGATGGAAATGCGACAATAGTTCCCGCCTTTGGTTTTTTACTTATTAAACCATTACACATTTCAAACTCTCCACCTTGATAGTTATCATTTAAATATAATAACATTGTACAATGTGGAAATCCATATTGTTGTCCATGACTATGATGTATATTATCAATATGTCTTGACATAAATCCACCTACAGAATATTTGTTTAATCTAAAAGGTGTTGAATGTTGAATAACAATATCTGGATATTCCTCAGTATATTTTTGAAGAGCGACTTTAAATCCACTCAACATATCACCATATAGACCGCCTTGGTCTTTTTTAGAAATCCACATTTCATTCATATCAACTTTATCATTTGTCTCTGGTGATAATCCATCTTTTGTTCCAAAAGTTGATTTGTTCCAACCACCAATAGATTCATAATATTTAATTATACCATCACAGAGTGTAGGTGAAATTATATTTTTATATTCTTTCACAAAATCTGTAACCTTTGGTATTTTTGTTCTTGTCGCCATTTATAAAACTCCTGCCTCGAATTTTCTCCATTCGATAGCGTTTTTAATTTGAAAAGTTCTGTTGTTTAAACTTCTCAAAATTTGTTCTAAATAATTCACAATCGTTTTATTATATGCAATCTTTTGTTCGAGTTCTATTAACTCTTTGTCTGATTCCAAGTAAGTTGAAATATCTGATTTTAAAACTTTTAAATCAAATGGTTTTTCTTTGTAAACTTCTGGTGATGACTTTCCACCATAGTATTCCCACTTGTGTTTGTAAAGTTCTTTGAAGTCCGTTTCAGCTTTCTTTAATATAAGTGCAAAACGATTATGAAATTTAAGATACTTATTATGTAACTCTGGAATCTTTAATGATTCAATATCAAGATTATCAGAATTTAATTTAATATCTTTGTCTACTTGCTCTTGTAATTGTTGTAAGTCCATTGTATATTATACCACATTAACATTGTAATTTCAATTTATAATTATTTATATCGCAACTATTTCATATATTTTATATGAGAATGTAACATTCGAAACTAGATACTCAATATCAGAAGCGCCTTGATTATACTCAAGTGAACCAACACTCAAAGGAAAAACATCTTGGAATCTAACTTCAATTATTGGATTGTTTTTACTTGAGAGTATAGTTAGTGTTGCGTCTGAAAACATTGAACCATCTGGTGTTGCGAGTCCAGTATCACCAATATCTTTACTTACACTTCTTGTTGTCGCAGTTGGAAATCTTTGAGATTCAGTATCTCTAAATGATTTAAATTCATTTCTTGTTTTTGGAAACCCAATCGCTCTTACCCAATTTTGTAATTCAATATAATTCTCTAACTTCTCATCAATGATATATGTAATCTCTAAATTATCAAAGGTTAAGTTATCACCTTGAAGAGGAATTGTTTTGAATGGTGTTTGGTTATCAATTTGTGGTAATGATATACCTGGTACATTCGCAGTTAAAGTAAAGTATTCTACTTTAGGTAAAATATTAATACCAAATTTAAACTGTGTTGGACTTGCGTAATCCAGAGTTTGTGGTTGTCTACTAAGTATTCTTGTTGTTGTTGCCATTTGATTATATTTATAAGGAATGTTTTAGAAGGAGAGTAAGTGTTTAGTTTGGATTTTAGTGTTAGTCTCCTAACTTTCTTCGTGATTCAATCAATATTAAACCTAACCCAAACCACTTACTTCTCATATATTATTTATAACATATTTTAGCTTAAAAGTCAAGGGGAAACTGCAAAAAGTTTCCCCCTAACATAAAACCACTGTTTTTCCTTACTTTTGTACAATACTTAATGTTGGAAAGTTTATTTTAATAGATGTACCCATAAATGTTTCATTAAGGTTATTATCTTTATCTCTTTCCATTTGTGCGAATAGTGTTACTGATAAACTATCATTGATTTTTTTAATCGCACTTACAGTATGTTCATACTTGTTCAGTTTTAACTGTGAACCTGTATCGGTTTCGTTATCGAAGTCCCAATGTGGTTGTAAGTCATACTGAAGTGTGAGTCCACCGATAGGAACTTTCGCACCTATCTTTGGTCTAATTCTAAGTATGTCATCTCCCTCATCTTGTTTTAGTCTATATTCTAAGACTGAGTTTGCGAAAAATGGGCCATACCCAAAAGTATTATGTGTAACTCTGAATCTGTGTTGATTCTGTCCACTTAAACCAGTTACATATCTGTACTGAGTTTCTAATCTTGGAAATAATTGATATCCAAAAATTAAATGATTTTCATCATCATCTACATAATTTCTACTTCCAAATTTGATATCTCCAAAGTTCACTTCAACATTTGTTTCAAATTTGTCCCATTCATTCTCTGGTGTAGAATCTGCGAATGACAATGATGTCATAAGTAATAATCCTACAATTATTAATTTAATGTTTTTAAACATTTGATTTTCTCCTAGTTTGTGTTTGATAATAATACCTATAGATATAGGTATCTTCTTTGAGTTTCTTCTTCCATTGTTCTGGTATTATTTATATAAGTTAAGATTTTATTACTCTGGGTCTGTGATGTTATTTCCATCAATTGCGGCCCATTGTTGTATTTCTTGGTAATCTTTATTTTTTGGGTCTAATGGTACACACTTATGACCATTCAGTAAATAACCTGTTAAAGTACCATTTGCATCTTTCATATTTACTACTGTTTCAATCATTTATAACTCCGAATCAAAATAAAAATAGGATTGGTATCCATCATCTGCTGTAAGACCTGCATCAAAATCATAAGCAAACTTATAACTATTAACATCTACAAAACTACCATTAGGAACAAAAGTTGGCGTAGCAGCAGTAGCAAGATTATAGATATCATTATCTACATCACTATACTCATGTGATGTTGTTGGACTTGTTCTCATGGTTACTGGAAAATCGATATTAAATACACAGGTTGTAGCACTTGATGTCATAAAAGCATATTGACCTTCATGATAATATCTTTGACATGATGATAATTCTTCTTGAAATGATTTGTGTTCAAAATCAGATGCTGAATTTCCTTTTTCTAATTGAACATTTGTAATATATAAAAAATGACCTGCTGTTGTATCAGTTACATCTGACCAAATAAACACTATTATGTTATTAGTACCAGATGTATCAACTGTACCAGTAACGGAATATTTAACAAAACTGGTTGTAACACCTAAATTTGCTGGTGTATTTTCATAAGTAGCATTTGAAATTAATGTTGGGTTTGTACCTTCAGCTCCCCATGCAGATATAATATCACTTGTTACTGAATCTGCTGTTCCACTCCATGAGACTATTGCTGCTTTAATATTATCGAGTTTGGATGCATTGGAAACTTTCGCTTCAAATGAAAGTGTTACAGTATTTCCTATTAATCCTGTACAATTCTCATTTTCAATAATTTGTGCTATACCAAATTTTTTATTAGCAGTTTCTACATCTAAACCCATTGATTTTAAAGCCTCATCTGGCACTGTTGATGTTTGTGTAACATCTACAATATCATTACCATCTGAAAGAATATAAAATCTATCTAGTGTATAAGCATCATCACTATTAGGAAATTCGCTGTCAGATACGAAACTTGTACCCCTTTGTGCTACCATCATACCACCATTGATAATATGATTTCTTCTATTAGTGAGAGATGTTCCACTTATTCTTGTTAATGCCATTATCCTGCTATCTCCATTAATGTTACAAATTGGGGTGTAGCGTCTACACCTATATGAGTTGTCCCCATTCCTGTTGAAATGTTTCTAAAATATAATTTATAAGTAACTGAACTTGTAGTGTTAGGTGAATCCAATACCATCATAGTAGCGTTTGCTTGGAATCTATCTTCAAAATCACTAAACTGTATTATTCCTCTATCATCTCTTCCTAAGTTTGTAGAATCTCTGAATATGGTTACACTTGATTGTGCTGCATCTGATGAATGATAAATTGATGTACACATCATCACTAAAATTTTATTTGTTGATGAACTTGGAGTTATGTCTGCAGTTAAATTAGAGGCGGTCATTGAAGCGGCTGTTGTACTTGCTGCTGTTGTTGAAGAAGCAGTAACTACTTGAACAACTAAGCCAGGTGTCGAGAGTATATTATTTGAAACTTTTTGTATAGACATATAGTTTACTCCATGATACTATTTATACAAAAAAAGGGGAGTAAAAACTCCCCTCTATAGAATTGACTTGCGGTCATAAACCGAAGTTCAAGAACTGTATTACATTAAGTTAGTAACTTTAACTCTTCTGTAGTATACATTGTCATTTGCGTCTAGTGCACCTAAGTCACCAACTGCAGTTCCAGATGCTAATACACCACTTGCGAATGGGTTACCTGTAATACCATATCTTGTTTTAAATCCAATTTTCGGTTGGAATGTGCTTTCGCCAACTGCTCTCACCATTTGTAGTGGAACATATGGACAATAGAAAATTCCTGCGTCATATGGACTTGAACCTTTATATCCTACAACATAGTACTGACTAGCAGCGACATTTGCAGAATATGGGTCAACATAAACTTTATATCTTCCGTTTAATGTACCTGCGAATGTATTTGCAGTGTCATCAACATTTAGATTTGAAGTTAATGCAGGTGTGTAATCAAGTACTCCAGCCATTTGAAGTGCTGATGCAACATCTGCGGAACAGATAATCATGTTACCTTTTCCTCTTCTTGTTTGTTGACCAATAGCGTTGGCGTCTCTTTCAATTGAGAACAACAACCCTTTGAATTTTTCAACTGACCAACGACCATTTGAGTCTGTGTCTAAGTCAAAAATACCAGCTGTTGTTGTATTTACTTGAGCACCTTTCTTTGCTACAACATAGATTGTTCTTACAACTTCTCTGNNTCGATTGAGAAAGCCATTTCTGCGAAAGAGTTTGCTGCTGCGTCTCCTAATGTCTCACCATTTGCAGTTGTTAATCCACCTTGTGCAGCGTAGTTACCTGCTGATGGTGAATCGTTTAGTGTCGCAGGGTTAGTTGCGTCATGACCTGTAGTAGGTGTGACTAAGTCTCCTGCAGCATCGTTTGCTGAGAATGAACTCTGCGGTTCGTTTACAAGAGCTTCATCGCCGTTTTGTGCGGCTTCTCTACTTCTCATTGCGAAAATAAGACCTGTTGGGCCAGTCATTGGCTGAACACCACAGATATCATATGCGATAAGATTAGGCATTGCTCTTCTAACTAAAGAGATTAAAATAGGCTCCCAGTTATCAACATTTGAACCAGTTGAGTTAACAGGTGCGGCTTCATTTAAGAAGTTTCTATCTTCTCTTAATGCTTTTTCTTGGTTTTCCAAGATAACAGTAGTAACCGCTCTTCTGTAACTGTCTTTGATTTCTGGTAAATCATTGTGTTCGAGAACTGGTTGCCACTTTTCTTGTAAATTGTTAGATTGAAACATTTATCTTTTCTCCTTTTTAATGTTTATAATATTTATATTTTGTATCATTTTACCCATTAATAATATTAGTTTTTCGCACGGTTATGGGTTTTGCTGATAGCTTCTAAATATTTTGCCATCGAATCTGATGTTTCAACAACATCTGATTCACCCTGTTCTTCAGTGCTTTGTTCGTTCACTGGTTGTTGTTTTGGGAAATAAGATTCTTTTAATGTTGATAATTTTTCTTTGTAACTATCAGCATCTGAGTAATCTACATCCTCGATTAACCCTCTGAACTTTTCTATCTCTAAATCAGTTAAATCTTCTGATACCTCATTTATGATAGAATCCTTTGTTAAACCACCAATTTGTTCGTGAAGTTCTTTATTCTTCTCGATTGAATCATTTAGTTTTTCTTCTAATTCTTCAATTTTTTTAGATTGGCCGTCTAATACATCGTACTTTTCTTCTGGGACATCTACATAATGGTCTTCAAACAATTGTTTTAGTCCACTAATGAAGTCCTCTGCGATTTCGCCTTTTAAACCTCTTTCAATCGCTAGTTCGTTTTCTTTCATCCATTCTTCAGTAACATATGCTAAGTAAGAATCGATTTTTTCTACTAACTCGCTTTTGATTTCTTCAGTTTTTTCTGAAAGTTCTTTATCGTACTCTTCATCTAATCTGTCGATTTCGCCTCTGACTTTGGATTTTACTGCTGCCTCGAATATTGTCGCTGCTTTAGTTTTGAATTCTTCAGAAAGATTATCATCGTTAGAGATTAAAGCTTCAACATCTTCTTTTACATTGATTTCTTTAATTCTAGCTTCTTTTTTCTCCTTCTTCAGTGCTTTCATTTCTGCAGTTTCCTCATCTTCCTCTTCATCTTCTTCATGAGCACCTTCTTTCATCATTGCGTTATACATCGCTTTTAGGTCTTTACCATGCATCCCTTCCATTTTCTTATACATCGCTTTTAGCATTTCGGCTTCTTTATCACCTGGTTCAGCGTTTTTCTGCGCTGGGTCACCAGAAGCTGGTTTTGCACTGTCTGCTGCTTTTGCACTTGCAGATTTAGCGTCTGTTGGGGATGTTATAGCTTTACCTAAGTCTTCTACATCTTTGTCCATCTTTGGAGCTGGGTCGCCTTTTGCAGCATTTTTCTTTGGAGCGTCATGAGCTCCTTCAGAAACAACTTCTTCTTCTTGAAGTTGTGCTATAACTTCGGCCTCTAGTTCCTCGATTGTTTTGTCTATTTCTGACATCGGATATCTCCTTTTGTTATTTTTATATTAATATTTATAAAATTATAATTTTTTGAGAAACTTTGCAAATTCTAAACTTAGAATTTTCGCCTCTCTTGAACGGATTGCTTTTTCCACATTCCTTTTCATCTCTGCTATTTCCGCTTCTTTGATAATACCATTATCCCATACCCATTCTTTACCTTCCATAATACCTTCTACAAAGGCGTTTGGTGCAGATGGGTCTGCGACTATATCTGCGGCGGTTGCGAGATAAAAGTCATCTTTTACATAAGATGCACCGTTTTTTTGTTCGAGAGAACCAAGTCCACGACTTGATACTCCTAGTTTAGCACCTTCATCCATCAACGATTTAACTATTTTCCCCATTGGTGTGTCCATAATCTTTGCTTCGCCGATGAAATTTTTTCCATCTTTATATAAAGCTGTAATCATGTGTGAAACCCTTTCAAGATTAACTGTCGGGCCATCTGGGTGTCCAAGTTCACCGAATGCTCTTTTTTGTTCAGTAAAATTCCTGTTGTACTGAGCAACTTCTTTCTGTAGTATATCCATAGGATATATTCTACCATTCCTGTTTTTAATATCAGCCTGCATGAATATACCTTTTATTTTGTACTCTTTCTCACCATTTTCTTTTTCTTCGGTGATGTATTCGACTTCCTCAACCTGTTCTGAAAATAACTTTAAACTCTCTTTCATTGTTTTCCCCTATGCTGTGTAGTCTATACCAGTATATCCTTCTCTTTTTCTAACTAATATTATAAAATTACATGCTGCGCTTGTTGTTGCGAGTATGTCACCATTATAACCAGAAGATTTAGGATTCAAAAATTTGAACATAGTGTTGTCTCTTCCAAACCCTAGTTCACCACTACCATACACTGTTATAATATTGTCATCTGTAGTTGCGTCAAAATGTAATTGTATTGAAGTACCTGCTGCAGCAGAATTCCATTTAATTCCTACAAGGTCTAAAACCTCTGTTCCAGATGCCGCGTTTCCATCTAATGCGGATGCATCGACAATCTGCGCCTTACTTTCTGCGCCAGGTGCTTCTATTAAAAATGCTGCCTCTAAATCCTTGTCATATAATGTTGTCTTTGTGTATGCCATGTTTTTATCCTATCCTTACATTATTGATAACATTTCTCTTTCAAAATATTTCATGAGTTCTTTTGTTTGAACTCCGAATCTTTTTGCGCTATCTTTTATTGACTTATCAAAAGTATTTAGGAAATTTTGTGGTTTAGCATCCATTTTTTTAAAAATATCA